GCAGAGCATCAGCCGGGCCGTTAGCGGCATGCAGGACGGGAGGATCCTATGACCACCGTGGCGCAGCTACTGGCCGCCGCCGATGCCGTGAAGGCGCTCGTGGGTACGAACCCCATCCGCATCTTCCAATGGGGCCGCGCGCCGGCCAACGTGGCGGCACCGTACATCCTCTGGAGCGTAGTGGGCGATTCGCCCGAGAACACGCTTGATGGACCAGCCATGGACAACCTGCGAGTCCAGATCGACTGCTACGCCGCGACCGGAGCGGTGTGCGACCAGTTGGCCAGGGCCGCCCGCGCGGCCGTCGAGCTGGATGGTGAGAACGTGATGATCAGCCTCAATCGAGCGGACCAGGACGAAACCACGAACCTGTTCCGCGACAGCCGCGACTACAGCCTCTGGGTCGATCCCTGACCTACGCCGAATCGCTTACTGCAACGCCCGCCTTGAGCGGGTTTTTTATTGACCCGCAACTGAGGAAACTCTTATGCCGAAGGGCATCAAAACCCAAAAGACCGGCCTGTATTTCGTCAATGCAGACGCCATCGCCAAGCTGGGCGCGCTCACCGACTTCAACGGCCTCGGCGGGCAGAAGGGCGAGATCGACGCCACGAACCTGGACTCCGACGCGAAGGAGTTCTTCACCGGCCTGGAGGACAGCGGCACGTTCTCCTGCAACATCAACATCGATCCCACGGACGCGAGCCAGCAGGACGTCTTCGACATCAAGGACTCGGGCGAGGTCGTGACCTGGGTGCTGGCGCTGTCGGATGGCACGGCCGCTCCGACCATCGAGACAGATGAAGTGGTCGCCCCCACGGGCCGTACCGCGTTCATCTTCGATGCCTCGGTGCAGCAGTTCACCGTGAGTGGCGGTGCCGACAGCATCGTCAAGGGCGCGATCAGTCTGCGCATCACCGGCGCCATCCAGCGGGCTTGGAAGACGCCTGCGCCGTAACTGCCTTTCGAACGGCGAACTGCGATTCGGTCTCCACCCCGCGATCCACCAGCGCTGTCTCGCCGGGGCGCTGGCGCTGGGTGGGGGCTCCTACTACCAGGTGAACCATGGCAAAGCAGCCAAGCAACAACGCATTCCTCGCAGACCTCGCAGACTTCGCAGGCCCTTCGATCGTTACCCGGGAAGTAAGCTTTCGCGGCAAGACGAAGAACTACCACTTCCGTGACCTGCCGCAGGCCGACATCGAGAAGCTGTTTCTCAAGGCGCCGAACGCCACCGACGATGGCGGCAAGGGTCTGCGCGCCCGCATCCTGGCTGCGGTGATGACCGACGAGCAGGGGAACTCTCTGATGACGGCAGAGGAAGCCGGGCAGATCAACAATCAGCTCGCCAAGGTCCTGGCGAAGGTCGCATTCGACGTGAACGGTCTCTCGCCCGATTCGAAGGAAGAAGCGGGAAACGTGCCCTCGGAGTAAACGCATTCTGGTGGTCCTTGTTCGTGCGCACGGGGATTCCGCCCCGTGCGGCGAAACAGATCCTCACCAGCAGCGAGGTGGCGGAACTGAAGGCCTATTACCGCCGGTTCCCCTTCGACGACGAGAACGCCTTCCAGGTCCCCGCCGCCCAGCTCGCCGCGCTTTACTCCAACGCTCATAAGCCCGAAGGGGCTGCGCTCCGTCCTATCGACGACTTCCTGGTCTTCCGCCCCCGTAGTGAGGACGACCTGGATAACGACGTCGACCAGAACATCCTGAAATTCTTCGAGGGTTTGTAAATGGCCAGTGCCGGCAAGGTCACCATCGATGTCGATGTAGCGACCGCCAAACTCGAATCGGGGATGGACCGCGCCGCGCGCAAGGTCGCCTCCGATACGCAGAAGATGCAGGTGCAGGCCGTGGCCACGGGTGCGGCCATCGGTACGGCCATCGGCAATGGCGTCGGCAAGGCGATCGAAGCCCTGTCGACGCTAGCGACCCGCGGTGTTCGGGAACTGTCGTCCTTCAGCCAGGTTAGCCAGCAGTTCGGCATCTCAACCGAAGCCCTGTCCGCTTTGCGCCGCGAGGCCACGCTGTTTGGCTCCGACTTCGGCGAGGTCGAAAAGGCCCTGGCCAAGGTCTCCACGGCCGCCTCGACGAACAACGGTGTCTTCAAGGCGATGGGCCTGACGGTCACCGACTCGAACGGCAAGCTGAAGTCGTCGGAGCAGTTGCTGCTCGACGTCGCCACGAAGTTCTCGGGCTACCAGGACAGTGCCGCCAAGGCCGCGCTGGCCCAGCGTCTGTTCGGTCAGGAAGGATCGCAGCTGATCCCGATGCTGGACGATATCGGCAAGCGCGGCTTGCCGGCGGTGATCGAGCAGGCCCGTCAGGCCGGGGCGTTGTTCGGTGGGGATACCTCCAACGCGGCCAAGCAGTTCACGACCGACCTGAACAAGCTGCGCACGGGAGCCGACGACTTCGGCCTGCAGTTGGCGCAGTCGCTGTTGCCAGCATTGGACAAGACAGTCCAGCTGCTGGATGACCCGTCCTTCAACAAAGCGCTGGCGGGCATCGCCGAGGCCATTGGCGAGATCGCGGAAAAGGCGGTCGAGGCCACCAAGGCCCTGGCCGATATGTACAACCGCGCCCGCGCCGGCGTTGACGTGGAACTGGGTGGCAACATCACCACCCAGGCCGGCAGGGACCTTGCCCAGCAGCAGTTGAATGCCCTGCAGGCCAACCGGAACTCTGGTGGAACCTGGGACCTGCTCAAGCAACTGAACAGTGCGGCATCGCCGACGAACCCCGACATGGGGAAGATCGTCGCGACCACGCGCGCACTGTTCTCCGGTTCGGGTGAGGACAACGCCGCCCAGATCGCCGACTTGCAGCAGCGGATCGCTGCCTACGACAAGAGCCGCCCGAACTTCAGCGGCGTGGTGGGCAGCGTCGGCGATACCTACGCCGATCCCAAGGCCGCGGCACCGATGCTGCCGCAGAGCAGCAGCAACAACTCCCTCCTGTCGGCGGTGAAGCAGCAATCGGATGCTGCGCGTCAGCTCCAGACGCTGATCGAGCAGCTGCAGGGTGAAGTCGCCGGCCCGGCCACCCAGGCGTGGGATGCATATGCCAAGTCCGTGCGCCAGGCCGCCGATGACGGCGCCAAGCAGATCGAGGCCGCCCAGAAGCAGGTCGCGCTGGGTGACAAGACCATCAGCGTGGCTAAGGTCACGGCCCAGGTACAGGATCAGGTCGCAGTCGCTGTAAAAGCCGCTGCAGCAGTGTTCGATGACTACCAGCGCAAGGCCGACAAGGCATTCAACGACGAGCTCGCCAACGTCAACGCGTCGGCCAGTGGGGCTACCAAGGCCACGACCCAGATTGCCGAAGCGACCCGGCAGTATGAAAAATCAATCGAAAGCCTCGATGACCGCCTGCGCCTGCACACGATCACGCAGGCCCAGTACAACATGGGCTCGGCTGCCTACAAGGCGTTGCTCGATAAGCAAGTCAAGGATATCGAGAACGCTTCGAGCGAGATTAATCAATTCGAACTCGAAGCGGCCCGGAACATCCAGGATGAAGTAGCGCAGACTTTCACCGATATCTATACGGGCGTTAACGACACAGCGGGATCAATCCTGAAGTCGTGGGAAGACATGATCCTGAAGATGATCGCCCAGGCCCAGGCCGCGCAGCTGGCTAAAGCCCTCTTCGGAGATTATGGCAAGACTGGCGAGGTGGGCGGCCTATTCGGCTCGGCGCTGAAAGACTACTTCGGTGGTGGTGCAGCTTCGGGATCCGGCGCGATGGCCGGCGACCAGATGGCCACCATAAATGACGGTATGTGGAGCGGTTTCGCCAAGGGCGATGCATTCGAAAGTTCGGCAGACCTTGCGCGTTACTCCAGCAGCGTTGTGACTCATACCACGCCCTTCATGTTCGCCAAGGGCGCTGGTTTTATGGGCGAAGCAGAGACCGAGGCCGTCGTGCCGCTGTCTAGGGGCAGGGACGGCAAGCTGGGAATCCGCTCCACGGGGGGCGGCAGTAGCATCTCGATGCCCATCACTATCATCAACAACGCACAAGCGAAGGTCACGGCCAAGCAGGGACAGGGCTCCGACGGCACGCCGAACCTCACGCTGTTGATCGACCAGATCGACGAAGAGATGGCAAACCGGGTGCAGACCGGGCGAAGCAAGACTGGCCGGGCGATCAGCGCAAGGTCCGGCACCAACATGAATGCGAACCTCTGATGACTACGCCAAGCTGGCCCACCACGCTGCCTGTGCCTCTCCAGGACGGTTATGCGTACAAGAAAACACCATCCTTCGCTCGAACCCAGATGGATGCCGGTAATGCGCGGCAGCGCCGTCGGTTCATCGCTACGCCCACGATGGTGACCGTGAAGTTCCGTGTATCCACGGCCAAGCTGGGGATCTTCGAAACGTTTTTTGAAGACAGCCTGGACGATGGCGCTGCCTGGTGCCTGATGCCACTCTACAACGGCCAGGGCAAATCCATGGTGCAGGCTAGGTTCACCGACACGCCGCAGATCGATCGCGTGCAGGACTCAGATTTCTACGACATCACCGCACAGCTGGAGGCGGTCGCCATGCCGGTAGCACATGCCTGACCTATCCGAAGCGCTCAAGGAAGCCTATGCGAGCAACCCGGTAGGCCAGATCATCATCGATACGCTGGAGTTCCGGCATCCATCCTTCGTCGACGAGAATGGGAACCCGGCCGCCCTTCGTGTCGTTCGTGACTACCAGGCAGTTTTCGCCGGACTGGAAATCACTGCGCCCCTCAATCCTGGCGAGACTGTCCAGTTCATGGCTTTCGCCTTCGATGTCACGCTGCCTGGGTTCGAAGAAAACCAGACGCCAACGCTTGCCATCACGATCGATAACGTGGGCCGCGACCTGACTGCACAGCTGGAGGCCGCCACGTCCTCGCAGCAGCCCATAGAGATCACATACCGACCTTACCTGCTCACCGACCTGACGGGCCCGCAGATGGACCCGCCCATCAACATGGTGGTGGTATCGGCCACGGCGGATATCTCCCAGATCCAGTTGCAGGCGTCGCTCGATGACGTGAGCAACACGCCATTCCCTCGCCGGCGCTACACGCCGGACGATTTTCCGGGCTTGGTGCGATGACACCCGAAGAGATCGCCGCCTACGTCGGCAAGCCCTACCAGCTGGGCGCCGAGGGGCCGGACGCCTTCGATTGCCGAAGCCTGGTGCGCCACGTCTTGCGCCATCACTTCGGCCTGGAGATTCCCAGCCTGCCCGTGGCCGATGGCCTTACCGCCCTCTGGAGCGAAAAGATCGCCGACCGATCTTGGGAGACGGTGGAGCAGCCACAACATGGTGACGGCGTGATCATGCG